AGCGGGAACAATACGTGAATGGAATCACGGGTTTTGTGCCGCCGACGCGCCGGCCCACTGCTGGTACACGCGGCGCCAGTCGTGCGTATTGTTCTGACTCTTCGAGGCGGTGATCGACCGGACGAGGAGGATCCCGCCACTCTCCGACCCGGTATCGACCTGGGTGATCAGGTACTCGCCGCTGAGCTCCCGCGAGAACGATTCGATCGTCATCGTCTGGCCGGGGTGGAAGCCGAGCGCCCGCGTCTGGAGCCGGACGATCTCGTCCTTGCTCGCGATCTTGGCGGCCAGGAGCGCCTCTGCGTAGTCCTGCGCGGAGATGTCGGTAATCACCGCGGTCACGTTTTCGACGTGCTCCCATAGGCCCAGGGCGGCAATCTCGCCGGCATCCTCGGCTGAGCCCGCCGGAATAAAGAGCCCGTCGTACGGGAAGTCGAACGCCACCCCGGCCGCTACCGGCCCCAGCCGGCGATGGATGGTCAGCGCGATCGGGTCATATTCCCACTGAAAGCCGACCGGCGCTTCCACGCCGCCGATCGCCTCGGTCGTGCTCGTGGCGGGGTACTGGATGACGCCCTGCGCCACCGCGCCATCGACGAAGTACGGGTACGGCCCGTTGACTTTGTAGGTGACCGGCCAGGTGTCGGCGACGCCGTCGCCGGTGAAGTGATCGACGTGACCAGGCACCGGGATCGGATCGCCGACGAGGATGATCCGGTTGGCGTAGCCGTTCTGCAGTTGCCGCTCGACCGTGATGTCGCCGGTGAGGAGCTCCGGGTTCGTGGCTTCGTCGTAGTTGGCGGGCGCGAGGATGTCGCCCGGCGCCCACGCGCGGAGCCGGTTCTCGAAGTCGATCGATTGCAAGTAGCCGACTGACGCCGCCAGTTGCTTGTTGACCGCATCGCCACGGCTGCGCGTGAAGGTCGCCGCCGGCAGCGCCGGCCCCGGTACCTGGCTCGGGTGAAGCGAGACGCCGACCTCGGCGTAGTAGTCGGTGACGAGCGTCGCGAAGGCGGCGCCAATGGTCTCGGCCCCATCCTGGCTGATGGCCGCGGTAATCACCCGGCGGGCCGCGGAGAGCTCGTAGCTGGTCGCCTGGACCTCGACCACGAGGTCGGTGGCACTCGGCCCCGTCAACCCCTGCTCGCGCGTCCCGGTGACGACGCCGCCGAAGATCCGGACGCCGTTCTCGGTCACGACCACCGGCTGCCCGAGATCGAAGCGGACGAACGGCGCGGTCGTCGCCGTGCCCACCAGATCGCGGGCCACCGTGCCGCTGGGATCGTCGAGCGGCCAGTACGCGGTCGCGCCATCGGTGAGCACGGCCGCTTGATACGCCGACAGCGCCGATGGCCCGGAAACCGAGAACACGTCGGCGATCATCGTGTCCGGCGCGTCGATCGTTTCCTGAATGCGGAACGTCGCGAGGAGCGGCACCACCTCGACCTCGCCGATGCCGATCACGTAGACGGGCGGCGCGTCGGCCGGCCCCGTCGAGATCACGAGATGGACCGCTGACCCGGGCGCGACCGAGGATCCCGCCGTGGGCGACTGGCTGACGACCAGGCCCATCGCGACCGTGGGCGAGCTCGCCGTCGTGACCGTGCCGGTCGTCAGGCCCGCCGCGGTGAGCAGCGTCCCGGCGTCGGCTTCGGTCTCGCCGACGACATTCGGGACCGTGACATCGACGACGACCTCGGCGACGAGCGCCAGCGAGAAGGACAGGACCGCGGCGCCCGGCGTGCCCGTGGGCGTGTAGTGGAGCGTCACCGTATCGCCCGGACTCACCGTCACCGTCGTCGCGACGTTCGAGCCGGTTGTCGCGCCGGCGCCGAGCGTCACCGCGAGCGCCGTGTCCGTGCCGTTCTTCCGAAGCGCGCACGCCACCGAGGCGCCGGCGCCGATCGCGGTGCCCGACCGCACGTACAGGTCGCGCAGCACGTAGGCGGCCACCCCCGGCCCGATCGCGAGCGTGGCCTCGGTCTCGGTCGCGTTCCACGACGATTCGCTATGGAGCGGCGCATACCGCGTACTGCCCGGCGTGCTACCCGCAATGAGCCCCCCGACGAGGGACTGACTGGCGGTCGTCGCGACGACCGCGACGCCGACGCTCAGGAAGGTGCCCGCCGGCGTGCCGGTCGGCGTACTCTCGAAGCCGAGCCATTGGCCGGCGGTGACGGCAAGACTCCCCGTCCAGGTGCCGGTCGTCGCCGTGTCGGCGATCGTGACGCGGGTGTCGGTCGTCCCGCCGGTCCCGTCCTGCTTGACGCCGTTCAGATAGAGGACGAACAGAAACGATCTACCAGCCCCGGGCGCGACCGTCAGCCGATAGCGGAGTGCCGTGATCGTGCCGGCCACGGCGACGACTTCATGGACACCCGTGCCCAGCGCCGACGCGCTGAGGGTTTCAGGCGCGAGGAGCGGCGACCGGTTGACCGCCGACGTACTGACACTGACATGGAAGGCGGCATACCCCGACGTGGCCGGCCCGGTCGCCACGAACTCGACACATGCCTTGGTGAAGGCGGCGGCGGGCGCCGCCGACGCCGTGCGCCGCCAGTACAGGAGATCGCCCGCGCCGACCGCGACCGTCGCCGCCGAGGATCCGGTCGTCGCCAGATCCGCGATCGTGCAGGTCAGCGCGGTATCGACGCCGTTCTTCACGAGCGTAAAACTGAGCGTCTTGCCGGCGCCAGGGCCGGCGGTGAGCGTGATCGCGAGATTCTGGAAGGTGCCCGCGACCGCCCACGGCACCGCGTCCGTCGCGCCGGCCACCGCTTCCCAGTCGTACGTGGCCCACGTCGGCCCGGCGTAGACGGAGCCGGTGGAGGTGTTACTCGCCAGGACGGCGGCGACGACTTGCCGGAGGAGCGCCATCTAGCCGCCCGCGAGCCCGAGCCGCCGGACTTCGCCGGGCAGATACGGCGCGACGATCCGCGACAGTTGCCGGCCGTCCGCCTCGACGATCACGGTCATCATCCCGCCACCCAGCGCCGCGCCCCCGCCGCCGCCCGTCACGGTCGCATTCGCGGCATCGCGCGGCACCACCGCCTCCCACCCGTGCAGGATGACCGGCGTCCCCTTCCCGAAATTGACGAAGCCGTCCGTGCCGCGCGCGTAGCTGTGCTCCTCGCCGCCGGCGCTGTGCGTCTGCGCCTCCGGCACCAGCGGGTTCTGCACGTCCCAGGTCACTTGGCCGGTGATCTTCGGTTGCGGGATGTTCGTGATCGCTAATCCCAGGGACCGCGAGATCATATCGGTGAGCTTTTTGACTTCGTCGATCATCCCCTTGAAGCCTTCGCTCATGGTCATCGCGAAGGAGATCCCTGACGCCTCGAGGTTCTCGAACGCGACGCCGTTTTCGTCGGTCAGGGTGCCGGCCTGAATCATCGCCTCAATCATCGGCTTCATCGCGATCGGCACTTCATGGCCCATCGCGAGCGCTTGATCGACATAGTCGCTCACCGCCTCGCCCATGTGATCGGTAATCACGATCGTGTCGAGGCCGGCCTGGTTGAGGACTTGCCAATCCTTGTACAGTTGCTGGGCTTGCTTGTCGAGTTCCTGGCGTTGCATCGCCGGGCCGAGTTCCTCGAGGGTGATCCCGTAGCGGTCCGCCGCCGCCATCACCTCCTCGAGCGCCGTCGCCATCTCGCTGGCCCACCTGTCGCTCTCTTCCTGAAGCGTCAGGAACTCATTAATACGCTCTTGGAGGTGATGCCCAAACGTGTTGACGCCGTCTGGATTCCAGACATCCGCGAACGTCAGGCCGAGCGCGTTGGCCGCCGCTTCGAGATCCTCGAAATCCTCGTAGGGGCTATTCGGCCCCACAAGGTCGGCGTGCATATCGTCCGTCATCTGTCGGAGTGCGTAGGCGAACCGCTCCGAGGCTTTCTGGGCATCGATAATGTTGCCGAACACCTCGCTGAACATCTGTGTGACGGTCGCGATCCCGAGCCCCGTCGCCATGTTGTTCTGAGCCGTCGTGCCCTTCATCCCGGCCGCGATGGCCGGCCCGATCGCCGCGCCGATCCCCGCGGCGAGCTGCTGCCCGAGCACCTTGCCCATGTCGCCGCCGCGGGCGGACATGACGTTACTAAAGATCGCCGGGAGCGTGTCCGCGAAACTGGTGAACGCATCCTTCCAGGGCGTGAGCTCCGGAGGCGGCGCCATCGCGAACCCTTTGCCGAGATCGATCGGCGTCGTGTTCACGATGTCCGTGAAGTTCTTCCACTTGGAGGAAAACTCGATCACGCCTTCGGTCGCGTTTTTCGTCGCCAGCCAGATGTCGTACATGACCTTCGGCGCCATCTGGCCGGCCGCCTGGTAGGAGGCGATCGCCTCCTCCATCGCTTTATGGATGTCGAGCTTGGCCTTGACCGACATCTGCTCAATCGGAATCGCCATCCGCAAGGCCGCGATGTAATCGTTGGCCTTGCCGATCGCGCCCGACCCGCCGGTCCCGCCGAAGCTATTCACCAGGTCATCCAGCGCGTCGTCGTGCTTTTTGAGTTCGCGCGTGTAGGCTTCCTCGGCCCGCTTGGCGTCCTCGAGCCCTTTCTTTCTGGCGGCTTCCGCCGCCGAGAGCGCCGCCGTGTTCTTTTTCACGCCGTCCGTGACTGCCGCCGTGGTCTTCAGCCCCTTGTTCACGTCGTCGCCGTGGGACGCCACCGGCACGAGCGCCTTCGCGAGGTCATCCGCCGCCTTCCCCGCGTCCTCTAACCCCTTGACGTACTGCTTCACGTCATCGCCGCCGGTAAATTGGGCCTTCAGCCCCTTGCCCATGATCGTGAAGAAGTTCCCCCACGACGAGAACAGTGCTTTCGAGTTCTTCATCACCTCGGACAGCATCTCGCCGGAGAAGATGATCACGTCGTCCTTGAACTTGCCCCAAGCGTCCGAGGCCGCGGCCAGCCGCTTGATCGTCTCCTCTGACATCGCCTCCTGGGCCTTCGTCGCCTCCACGAGCCCGTCGCGGATCCCGCCGATCGTTTGTTTCGCACTGGGACCGAGCAGGCCGAGCGCCACGTCGTACTGGAGCGTCTCGTCCTTGATCGCCGTGATCTTCTCGAGGATGACGCGATAGGCGTCCTCACTCGAGAGCTTGCGGATCGCGTCGCTATTGAGCCCGATGTTTTTCAGGAGCGCGTCGTACTCGTCGGAGCTCTCGGAGAGTTTCTCCGTGACGTGCATGATCGACTTGCCGAGCGCCTCGGTACTGACGCCGCTATCTCTCGCCGCGCCCGTCCACTTCTGGACCGCCGTCGTGGTGAAGCCCCACTGCAGTGAGAGATCCTTGACCGCGTCTGCCGCGTCGAACACCGAGCCGATGAACCCCACGACCGCATCGACGGAGAACGCGATCCCGACCGCGCCGGCGATCTTCGTCAGCGAGCCCATCCAGTCGATCCCGGCTTTGTTGGCGTTCTTCGTTTCGTCCGCGATCTTCTGGAGGTTCTTCGGGACGTCCATCCCGAGCGCCTTCATCTTCGCGACCGCTTCATTCGCGGTACTGCCGAGCTTGGCGAGTTCTTTCTCGGTGAGCTTCGTCGTGCCGCCGATGTCCTCGATCGCCTTCACCATCAAGGTGGCGTCCTGGATGATCTTGACGCCAGAGAACTGATTCCCCATCGCGTTGAGGCGCGCGCCCGCCTTCTCCGCGCCAGCCCCGAAGTCTTTTAATTTCACTTCGGCCTTGTCCACGGCGTCGTAGAAGGAGGAGAAGTTCGCCGTGAAGGTCGCGGATAGGGCCATCGGGTTACTTTCGGGACTTCGCGGCCTCGGCGCTCAGTTGTTCCACCAGGACGCTGTAGACATCGACGGGGAGATCGAGCAGCTCATCGTACGTCCAGCCCATGATCCGGCAGATATACAGATCGCTTACGGTGCGCTCACGCCAGCCGGGAGTTTTTTTTCCTCGGCCCGCGCTTCGGTCATCGCCGCGTCGTGCGCCTGGATCGCCTCGAGGATCTCGCGCAGCGACTCCGGCGTCTGGTTCCGCAGCGCCGCGAACACGAACGGATACGAGGCGTCGCGGATCCGGATCGGCTTGTCGTCGGCGTCGGTGATCGACCAGTCGATGAGGTAGCTCACCGCCTGCGCGATCCCGAGGTGCTCGAGATCCAGTTCCGGCCGTTCGCCCGATCGCATGGTCCCGGCTTTGATGACCTTGGCGTGCGCGTCGCGTTCCTCGCCGGCCGTCAGGTGCTTCCGGACCAGCAGCCAATCGCCGCCGGACAGATCGAGACGGACTTCTTCCTGTTTCCGATAGCGCGATCCCATTGTTCCCTTTCAGGGTTTGAAGACTCGGCCGGTCAGTCGGCCGCCGGAGACGGTCACGTCAGCGAGCGCCCGATACGTGGGCGCCCCGTCCGCGTACTGGATTTCAAGCGTGAGCGGCGACTGGGTAATCCGGAAGCCGTCCACATCGAGGACGGCCGCCGAGATCCAGCCGCCCTCAATCGTCCAGGCGCCGAGCCGCGCGGCCCGCTGATAGCCGAGCCGGACCACGGCCGCGGCGCCCGAGAACGTGACCCGCTGAGACCCGACCGTCGCCACGACGACGCCCTAGGGTGCGACGCCCGCGGTCCACGCGGTCGCGTTCCAGTACGCGCTGGAGCCGTCGCCGAGCCGGACGTACTGGCCCGTCGTCCAGGCCGTGGCCGGCGAGGCCGTCACCGCGGACATCGCCGCGAGGTTGGCCGGCGCCATCGCGCCCGCCGGCGAGAACGTCCCCGGCGTGCTGGTCGCGCTCGCGCCCGTCGCCGCGACCATTGAGGCCCGCGTCCAGGCGCCATTCGCCATGAACGTGCCGTCGATCGTGACCGCGGAGGTTACGCCGCCCTTGATCGAGGCGTCCACCCACGCGGGACCCTCCCAGCCGACGTTCGAGCCGGTGGACGGGTAGACCGCGATAAAGCAGCCGGTTGGCGAGTCAGCGAGGTCGAAGAGGATGTCGTCGAGGCGATCCCAGAACGCGGTGAACGTGCCGGACAGATCCTTGAGCCCGACGACGTACCGCTTGTTCGTGTCGCCGAGGCTGGTGGTCTCGACTTTGTCGGTCGCCATCGAGAGGTTGTACTCGGAGATGTTCCCGATCGCGACGTAGGCATCGCCCGCGTTGAGCTTCGCGGCGATGACCCCTTCTTTTCCGTGGGTGCCTGGATTGTTGGTTGGAGCCGCTGGAGCTGGCATGAGAACCCCCTGATGCTTTCCTGACTGTCAAAACGGATTAGGCGGTCGAGGTTGTGACAGTCAACCCCGCCCGCTCGACAATATCGACCAGCGCCGCGACCATCACGCGGCGCCGGAGAATCGCGATCGGAATGAACTTATTCGCCGGCGTCATCACGCCGGTACTCTTGTTGTTCTTTTTCCAGTGGCGTTCGCCGCGATTGCCGCCGGTCTCCCAGAGATAGGCGTGCTTCGCCGTCGCGAGCACCTTCGCCGAGACGCCGCCGACGACGTCGCTACTCAGCACGACCGAGACGTGCGATCGCAGATTGCCCGTCACACTCGGCATGGCGCCCTGAGCCTCGACCGCCATCTGTTCCGCCTGCGCCTGGACGATCACGGCCGCTTCGCGCTGGAGATCCGCCGGCAGCTTTTTCAGCGCCGCGCGGAGCTCGTCGAGCCCTTTGATCTCGAGCTTGGCGTTCATGGCACGTACGGCAGGCCCGCGCCGCCGTTGTATAAGGCCGTCCGCTCCGCAGGCGTCAGCAGCCGCTTCCAGAAGCCGACCTCATCGATCACGCCATCAAAGAAGTAGTTCCCATTCAAGGCGCCAATCGTCAGGGGATTGCTATTGATGCCAGGCACCGCGCCGCCCGTGGCCGAACTCGCGACCGTGCCGTTGTTGATTTGAATATTCACAGTGTCGGCCGCCGCGTCATGCCACCCGGCCACGAAGTACCACTCGCCGAGATTGAGGGTCGTGGCGCCGTACACCAGTACGATGGTGTGGAACAGGATGCGCTGGTCGTTCTGGATATAGAACTGATGCTCGATCTCTTTGTAGATCAACCCATTCGCCGCGCCTGGCAGCGACTCCAGTTTCAGCCAGAACGTCCAGGTGAAATCGATATCGCCGGTCTGTAACGCCGGCGTACTAGCGCAGAGGAGTTGTTGGGAACTACTGAACTCGAAATCGCACCCATTCCCGATCTTGCCGGCGGCCCCGACCGGATTGTTCGTCGGCGTGAGATGGTGAGCGCCCACGGCATCCAGGCGCGTGCCGGTCGTCTCGTCGAGCTTCCAATAAGACACGAGGTTGGCCGTCGGGAACGGCGGAGGAGGCACCCGCAATCGGTAATGCGCGAGGATCTCGGCGGGCGTCAGGGCGCGTGGATAGATCGCCACGTCCTGCAGGGCACCCGACACCCAATGACTGATCCCGGAATGGGACCCGATCGCTAATGGGTAGGCTGTCGTTCCAACCACCGTCGCCGCGAGCGGCGGAACGACATTCGCCACCGCATCGAGATACATCGCGATCGCGGTTCCGCCGGCGAGGGTCCACACAAGATGGTGCCAGGCGCCATCACTGATCGTTAGGGCACCCTGTGCCGTTGACGTGACGCCTTCCGTAATGTAGTACCACGCCTTCCCACTCGTCATCCCGAACACATACCAGGCGACTTGCGGCTCGAGCACACACAGATCGACGTTACTCGTCGTCTTGATCCAGGCCTCAACGGTCAGTGGTACCTCAAATGGGAAGATCGGGAGGTTGATCCATCCCGTCGTTCCGTTAAACGTCATCGCCTTACTGTCGGCCGTCACGCCAGGCTGATTCAGCGTCACGCCGCCAATGATCGTCCCGTCATACGTCCCCATGAGATCCCTCGCCGTCGTCCCATTCGGATCATCGAGCGGCCAGTACGCGACCGCGCCATCAGCGATCACTTGCGACTGATACGTAACATTGACCGTGACGATCGCCGGCGCCGACAGCACCGAGCCGTACGCATTCGAGACGCGCACCGCATACGTCGCCGTCGCCGTGAGCGGCCCCGTCACGTAAAACTGATCGTCCATGCCGGGCAACTCGACGCCGTCCTCGAACCACTGGTAGAAGAGCGGCACGGCGCCGGAGGCTTCGACCGTGAGCGTCACCGACTCGCCGGCGTCGATCGTCACTGACGCCGGCCCGACGTCGATCGTGGGCGGTACCGCGACCGGCGCCCCGCCTGGCGTCGTGCCGCGGCCCACGACCTCGACCGCCATCACCTGGATCTCGGTGTGCCGCTCGTCGAGGTCGGTCACGCTCTGGACTTGAAACGTCCGCCCCTCGAACTGAATCTGCGTCTCGAGCCCGATCCCCGGATGGTACCGGCCGCGAATGA